AGTCCCTCAATGGTTGCAGGACAACTTTGGTTTTAGTAAAGAACAATCCATGACTGTATTTACAGCATGGACGGAGTATAAGTCATGAAGTTAAGATACACAACATTTATAGCAGGTGCATTACTAGGTTTCCTAGTGGGTGCATTCAGTACTAAGGTTAATGCCTCAGATGAAAACGGAGATGTCTTTTGTCTTGCACAAAACATTTACTTTGAATCTGCAAACCAACCTCTTGCAGGAAAGATTGCAGTTGCACAAGTAGTTCAGAATAGAGTGGTACATCCATCCTATCCCGACACTATATGTGATGTAGTGTACGATGCAAAGATGAGAGTAAACTGGAAGGGACTAAGTGTTCCTGCTTTAAACAAGTGTCAGTTCAGTTGGTATTGTGATGGTAAGTCCGATGCACCAGTTGACTCAAACACTTGGTTACTCTCTTTACGCATTGCACGAGATGTGTTACAATCTAAGTATGGAGATATTACTGAAGGTTCAACTCACTATCATGCAACGAGGGTTCACCCCTACTGGGCAGATTCACTTACTGAAGTTGTGACTGTAGACCAGCACATATTTTACAAATGAAAGTTACAAATATAGAAAGAACTAAGTGGGGTTCGTATGAAGACAGAACCAATAGTTATGATGACAATACAGATATTCAAATTTTTTGCAATATGGTAAAAACTAATGAGTCTCTAAAAAACTATCTTGATTCTTTCTTAACTGAAACACCCGATGCCCTTAGACCAAAACCTCATGGTGATTATGGTGTGGATTTGGGTATTGTTCATAACGATGAATTAGTTGCAACAATTGATTTAGAAAGGTGGAGTGCATGGAATCCTGCATGGCCTGATTACTATAAGTTCATACATTTCTTAGGACGTAAAGAAAAGTTTTTAGAACAATCTTCTAGACCATTCTTTTTAGCAGCCTTGAACTACACTAGAGATAAAGTGTTGATGATATCAAAAGACGATATACAAAAATACCCAACTAAAGAAAAGTTTTTCCAAGCAAAAAATAGGTCAGACATGGTAAGAGAATTACCTCTGTCAGTTGGAGTTTTATTTGGTGAAAATATTACCGAAAAGGAAAGGAGTATATTTTCATTATGACAAAAGAAGAATTAGTATTCCTGTTTAACCACTTGCATTCAGAAGACCAACATGGTACAATAGATGCAGTAGTACAAGATGTCAATGGTGGAAGTTTTATCACCGACAGTATTAGATTAGACATGGATGGTGGTAGACTTATTATATCACAAAAGAACAGCCCCAGTTATGAGAGTAACAAACTTAACTGGAAACAAGAACTAGAGTTCGCAAAAAAATTATGAACATATTTTACTTAGATAACGACCCAGTCAAATGTGCAGAGATGCATTGTGACAAACATATAGTCAAGATGATTATAGAGTATGCACAACTCATGTCTACTGCACATAGAATGTTAGATGGAGAACATTACATCGATGCATCTAGTGGTCGTAGAATACAAAGATGGAGATTACAAGATGGAGATATGGATGCAGTTGTTTATAAAGCAGGTCACACAGGACACCCTAGTGCAATTTGGACAAGAGAGAATGCAGTTCATTACCAATATGTTTACGACTTATTTGTTGCCTGTTGTGATGAGTACACATTACGTTATGGTAAGATACACCTTACTGATTCAAAACTAAGGGACTGTCTGAACGTCCTACCGAACAATATTAGTCTTTGTGGATGGAGAGAACCACCTCAGTGTATGCCTGATGATGTCAAGTCAGAATCAGTCATTACTGCATACCATAAATACTATCAAGAATATAAAAAGGATTTTGCAGTATGGACTGTAAGACCAATGCCAGAGTTTATGTATGCCGACTTGGGAACATCATAATGACTACATGGAATGGTAATTCTAAAAACAAAACATCACAAGAACTTCAAGACAAGAAGTATAGGGGTAAGATGTTTTCCATCAGCAAATACGCTGGATGGTATGAGGATTTTATGGAGAATTATCAATTTAAAATGACTTATTCTGAATACAAAAAGAAACGAAACAAAGGTAAGTTATAATGCCAACTTATGATTTTAAAAACAGTGAGACAGGTGAAGTCACAGAACACTTCATGTCTTATAAAGTTTTAGACCAATTCAAAAAAGATAATCCTTCACTATCACAAGTTATCGGAGCTCCACAAATCGTGGGTGGTACTGGTGACAGAGTTAAGACAGATGATGGATTCAAAGCAGTTCTATCTAAAATCGGAGAGAACTATAAAGGTTCTGATTTAGATAAAAAGGTAAACCCACAATCTGCAAAGGATATCAAGACAAGACAGATTGTTTCAAAACATATGGATATCCAATCGGGAAAGACAAAGTTCCAAAAATAAAAAACCCCTAGACAAACATTGACATACAGAGTATAATACATTATGAAAGAATTTACATGCACACTGGGTGATTTAGAATCACTACAAGATAACATGACTCGTGGTCAAGAGAACGGGAAGAGGTTTTATCAAACACCCGATGGACAAAAATACCCAAGTGTTACAACCGTAACAGGACTACTCACAAGAGACCACATTAAGTTGTGGAGAGAACGAGTAGGTGAAGAAGAAGCAAACAAAATTTCAAGTGTCGCTGCAAGACGTGGTACTAAGATGCATTCTTTGTTTGAACAATACCTTCGTGCAGAAGAAGAGTTAGTCTTTGAAAATATCTTAGACGAGTCTATGTTCAAAGCAGTACAACCAGTTTTAGATGATATCATTCCAGTTGCTTTAGAAGCAGGAATGTATAGTGACTCCTTACAAATGGCAGGTCAAGTAGACTGTATTGGTTTTTGGGATAACGAACTTTGTATTATAGACTTTAAGACAAGTGCAAAGTATAAAGAAGAATATATGGCCGACCCTTGGTTTCATCAGATGACTGCATATGCAATCATGGTTGAGGAACTTACAGGTGAGGAAATAGATTCAATAGTAGCAGTTGTTGCTGTTGATGGAGGAGGGGTTCAAGTCTTTGAGGCAGACCCTAGAGATTATGTTGAGAAACTATACGAGTTAAGAAATCGTTATGGTACATTATACGGAGTATAAGAATGGGAATTAGATTTATAGAAAACGAATGGCATCAAACTAAAATTGCTAATCAAAAGGAAGTTGAAGCAGAAATGTTAACAGAGATTGGAGTCACAGAAGAAGAGTTCATGTGTTTCCTTGAAGATGAGTTTGAAGAACTTTCAGACGATAAACAAGATGCAATCAATAATCTTATAATGGATTTAGACACACTTGACTCATACGAAGATATGTGGACTATGAGAAAAGGTGGTTTCGATACTACTTACGAACTAGGTGAACTAGAAGGATAGTCATGATAAGTAAAAAAGAATTTACAGATAAAGTAGAGAAGTTGGTGTTAATGGGAAGTGATGTACTAAGTGCAATCATTAAAATTTGTGAGGACAACAACCTCGAACCCGAAGCATCAAAGAGATTAATCTCAACTCCTCTCAAAGAGAAGTTAGCTGATGAAGCAAAGGGACTGAACCTTATCAATCGTGGTGAGAATTCAGTCGGAACAATAACCAAGTTTTTCACACAATAGGAGAAAATTATGAAAAAAGGTGATATCGTCACAGTAGTGACAATTAGTGGTGAGTATGTAGGTGTACTCGAATCAACAACAGATGCTGGAGTTGCAATAGAAGACCCAAGGATGATTCTATCCAACCCGAATGATGGGTCGATGGGATTTGCAAAAGGACTAGCTGCAACAGGACAAGAGAATCCACCCCATGCAATATTTCAACAAGTAGTATTCGTTGTACCAACAGCAGAACATGTTGCAGATGCACATATGATTGCAACTGGTAAAAAGGAAGCTTCTAAGATTGAAGTACCTGCACAGAAAAAAATTATTGCACCCAAATAAGGAGTCGTAGGTAATGGAAGTAATGACAGCATCTAAAAAGGCACTTCTATTAAGAAGTAATGGTACACCCGTTAACGAATATAATACTGTGCCTCAATTGATTCAGAAGATTGCATTGTGGCACCAAGATAGAAACCTCATTGAGGGTTCAACAGACAAAGACCAGTACATGAAACTCATACAGGAATGTGGTGAGTTGTCCGATAACATCTGTAAGAACAAAGACATTGCAGATGACATTGGTGACATCATGGTAGTGTTAATTAATATTGCAGTCCGTAATGGTCTATCTATAGAACATTGTTTAGAGGTTGCATACCACGACATCAAAGACCGAAAAGGTACGATGG